CTATTTATCGAATATACCATCTTTCGCACTGGCTGTAGACGACACCCCAACATAACCTCCCAAATTACAATTAGAAACCCCAATTGTCTTCGTATTCGAGAAACCAAGACCTATCCCTGCTTTATCCACATCCACGTTATCAAAAGTCACGTTATAAATAGGCTTCTCCTCTGTACCTTGAAGCACCAATGCAGCTACATTCACCTTTTTGCATTTCAAATCCTTTACATAAATATCATGCACCTCAGTAAAATGATGGTTATCCATCCCCTCGCCTGCATACATGGAAGTTACGCGTACAAAAAGGGTTAACATGACTTTTTAACCGGTTCAATCTTTCCGCTGCCATGAAGCCCAAAGGGCGGAGAAACTGAGAAAAAGTAATAGCCCGCCAGCGGAATTAAACAACAATGTATTGCATCTGTTCCTGTTGCATAAACCTTTTCTCTTTCCAGATTAAACCTTTTTATACGGATGTATTCTATCTCCATAGCCTTTGGAGTTATCTCCATAAGCTTTGGAGTTATCTCCCAAGGCTATGGAGTTAACTCCAAAGGCTTGCGGAGATAGAACAAACAGGAAGAAAACCCTTAACTATCCAACGGGAAAGGTTTATAGATATGGACAAGATCTTTTCCATAGCCCCGCTTATAGATAAATCCTTTTTAAATATTTCCATAAAAAAAAGCTGTACCCTCAGAAGATACAGCTTTTTTTATGTGATTCCGTTGCGATTCGAACGCAAGACCCACGCCTTAGAAGGGCTACAAGTACAATCACTTTTTATAACTGATTTACAAGCAATTATCACGCATGTCAAAAAAAACGACGACAAACCCTTTGACAAACCCTAGATTATCGTTGGCTATCGCATTGCGATTAATATTTTAATTCACGACAAAATTAAAGAGGAAAAAGACAAGATGAATGCCTATCCCCTCTTTAATTATAGTTATTTAACCAAACAATTAATGTTTTCGTTGTTTTCTAACTAATACTTTTCAAAATTCGGAATTTGCAAATAGAATGAATTTCGGGACATGGGTAGCCAACATCTCTGTTCTTCATTACATGTATTCCAATTGCCTTCTCCAAACTCATTATTTAACGCTCCCACGATTTTATAAGCTATATCTCTTACAAAATTTACATTTATCATTTTCTTATTGTTAATAATGATCGTAGGAGTATAAAGCGAAATTTTATACTCCCCACCGTCTTCAATTGACCAACTGCTTTGTGCGACTGTTATATGCGCATTGGTTTCGTTTTTATACTCTTGCACTATACTTAAATAGGTATTGAAATAATTAGTCAGCAAGTCTGATTTATAAACTTTAAGTCCTGCTGCTTTTTCTAAAAGCTTCCTAAGTCTATAAGCATCATTTACTACAGGGCTCATTTTCATATCAATCTCAACGCTTCCTTTATTCCGGCTTCAAGTGCTTCTTCGTAGGTGTCATAATGGATAATAGGTCTATCCGACAACCCTACTAAGTCATGGTTCGGAATTGTTAGTATATCATAATACCAATAATCTCCATACATATAGGACATTTCGATATGCAGGTTCTTGGTTTCACGAAGCCACTTTTGGGCTTGGTATAAAGAAGTAGTCGGTATTGCGTTCTTAATATTCTTGTGACGCACGATTTTCTCATTAATTATACAACCCCTAGAAGCTCCAATAACGTCATCATCTTGGTCTAATATACAATATTCACAAGTCTCGTCAAATCCTTTCTCTTTCAGCAGCTTCGCCGTATCTAATGTTACAAGTTCTTCGGTCATGGTTATTCTCCTTTCTTTTGTTGCTTATTACATTCTTCACAATGTAATTTATAAGCATGGGCAAACATCTTTAACGTAACAGACTCAAAGTGAAAATCTGCCTGTTTATCTTCTATGACAACTGAAACACATAATTGACCATCGCAAAAGTCAATATATGCTTCGCCACCTCCATCCCCTCTAATGGAAAAGGTTTGTGTCTGTACACTATCCATGATTCACCTCCTTCTTTAATATTGATTGTAATGGATCAAAACTCGCATTTACTTGTTGTACTCCATCTATAGTATCTGCTATATTTGTGTACTCTATACTACTCACAGCATTCGCTATTTTATACGAAGTGTTTGACATGTAAATAGCAGTAAGAGTATCTATCAACTGTTCTTTACTCAATTTTTTCAACTTATCCTTGATTATATTCCGCATTTATTCCTAATCTATAATTCGTCAAACTCTTTTTGTAATTCTTTTATCTTACTATCCAAAGCATACAGATAGCACTGAAAGAAATTCTTACCAAAAATTTCTTCCTTTAATGGTACATCATTGTGCATCCTGTTGTATGTAAATATCAATCCACCACCATATTTTATGTTAGAATTTTCAAGTGCCATCTTATGATCTTTGTATTCCTCTATTTTATTGTTGATTTCTATTGCTTTGTTGAATTTATCTTTATCCATATTTCTCCTTTCCATCTATCCTAGCAGCATATACATTACTACTAGGAATAGATAATAAATTGTTGTTTTACTCATTTCTTTCTCTATTTTGAATTATTTTTTTTCGTTGAATTTTCTTTGCCATCTGTCGCAACTGTCTGGCCTTATCTAGCGAACGTATGCCTCTACAATTGTCTTCAATTATTAATGCCGCTTCTTTTAATAGTCTGAGCAATCGTACTGTATCTGTCTTACATATTTCCATTATTCGCTTGCTATAATGATTACTACCTTGTTCTTTACATCAAACCTGTAAACGGGTAGTGGTACGGATGTTCGGACATATTCCTTGTTTTCAGATTTCATATAATATCGGGAAAATTCCACAGAAGCCTCTTCTCTGTTCACCGCTATTATCGAGATATAGTTATCTTCGTCTATCTTAAAGCGATAATAATCCATGCCTGCTTGTTTTATAATATCATTGGCCTCCCTGTACCTGGATATGCTCAACCGGCTGAATGGAATCGAATGAAGTGATATCATCTGATCAATAGCTAACTTTGTACTGTCATACAGATTTATCCCGTCTTCAGGTATTGTATAAATCTGCAAATTCAAGCTGTCGGCCTGTTTATCCGCACCTATAAGAAGATTATTAATCCAACGACTGATATTGACGCCTTTTGCTTTCTGACTCTCTATCATCTGCGCCACATCCGGAGTCGGTCTAAAATTGATTATTTCTGCCATATATTAAATGTATTACGATTATTACATAACACAAATTAATATGACAACTGTAATACAATGGTTATCCAAATTCCAAAATATACACCAATATTGTCAGTCTTCATGCCCTTCCTCTCCTTCTTCATCGGCAGTCGGATCAGGCAAGTTTCTGTACCTTGCATTGAGCTGGGCTATCTTCTGCTCCGCTGAAAGATCTCGTTTTGCGTTTTCTTTAAAGTCTACGGACGAAAGAGACGGCATGGCATATTTGATAATTCGGGAAACAGCAAGCACTTTATCACTAGGATCATCAATAGCCTCTATTATCTCTCCCATACTCTCAATAAACGGAGCCAGTTGCTCCATAAGCTTGTTTCGATAATGACGGACAGTCCTATATCCTTTTTTAACTCCCCCCACCTTTGGATGTCCTATTGTAAATTTACCATTTTCATCATGAAGAGGCTTTGTGTTTTCCTTAGTGCAAAGATGCAATAATTCCGGACGGGCAAACATGGTAATCCCATTGTCAAGTTCCACGCATATATTATCGTCCGACTCAACTTTGACAACCGTGCCTTTCCATGAGGTTCCATCAAGAGCCACCTTGTCCCCTTCCTTATACAATATACTTCCGTCTTGCATTATATCAACATGATACAAATGTAACTGATTACTTTTGATATTAAATAATAAAGTGCAATTTACGATTTATGGGACTTTTATCCAGGGTTCTAGGCGGCAATAAAGCCTATAAGGAATCAATCAAAGATCTTCAAAAGGCGAAGGATCTTGAAATGAACTATTATCAGGAACAGGCTTACGCTGATCCTCTTCAGGACAGTGCGAATCAGGCGGCTCTGCGTCAAGCCAGAGAACTGCTGATGGCAAACAACAAACGGACAGCAGGAAGCGCCGCTGTAACAGGTGCTACAGATGAGAGCGTTGCCTTGCAGAAGCAGGGAGCCAACCAGTCACTTGAAAATATTACGGCCGGAATAGCCTCAACCGCCACTGCCAAAAAAGATCAGGCCATGAAAAATTATCTGGATGCAAACCGATCATATACGGAGGCTATCAATAATGTGAAACAACAACAGGCCAAACAGGAATCATCGGCATTAGGAGGTCTTCTCAATACAGGTATAACGGCTGCGGCCACTGTTTTCGGTGGCCCCATAGGCGGTGCTGTAGCCAGTCAAATCACTAAAAAGAAATAGCAGGTATGGCAGTTACGGACAGATATACCAATTATCAAAAAAGAAAAGAAGCTGCCGGCATTGTCAATCCGGAGGAAGAGCGGCAGATCCATGATGAGTCTGTGGCGAGACAAGCTGAGGAAAACGCACGGGAACAGTTGCCGTTACGTCCCACGGTGGCTGTTCAAAAACCTGCGACGAGTGTGTCTACAGTCAATACCGTTCAAGAACGGGAAAATGCGGACAAGCTTCCCGTCCAGCTTCCTGGTACAGAAAAGCCGTGGCAGGAAATGAGCGCACAAGAAGCCTATGCGGCTCATCCCCAGCTGTCACCGGCCGCATACCTGTCAGGAGTGGCTTCTTATCGCAAGCAAAAAGGACAAGAGGGATTATCTTACACCGAACTTGCAGAAGCCTTGAGAGGAAGGGACCCGTTACAAAGCGAGGAGGACAGGATTAACGCCGAAAGACGTTTACGTGCCGCCGAGAGCATCAATGCTGTAGGAAGTGTTCTGGCCAATCTGGTGAATGTGGTAAGGACACGAAGAGGCAATCCGTCAATGAATCTTTCAGGAGCCGGACGTGAAGGCCAAGCACGTATTGACAGAATACGCCAATACAGGGACAATCTGTCACGTCAGAATTATCAGGACTATATCGGAGCGATCGCACGTGACAGGGCCGAGCAAGCGAGAATAGATGTAGAGAAGGCCCGTCAAGACCGATGGAAGGCACAACAAGCAGCAGCAGAACGGGAATACAACTGGAACACATATAAGTTTGAAACCGAGCAGGCTGCAAAAGCGGCAGAATCCAAACGTAAGGCGGAAGAAAACGCCGCTAAACAGGCGGAAATCGAAAGACATAATAAAGCCACAGAGGGAATCAGTCTAATGAGAATAGATAATGATTCTCAAAAGCAAAATGGCAAAAAAAATAAATATCCTTCATATCGCATAAGTGGGAAAAAAGGCTTTTCCGGCAGTACAAGAGCCTATAACCTGAATAAAAATGAAGATGTCGCACTAATGTATAACGATTTGGAAAAAACATTTGGCCTTGAAGCGGATAAACGCCCCAAATCCATAAAAGGCATGAGAGATTATATTCTCTCCATTTATGGGAAACAGCAAAAAGTGGAAAGCGGAGAAGCGTTCAATCCCTCTTCAAAACCGGAAAACAAATCATGGTCATTGAAGGGGAATAATAGTTGGTCACTAAAATAACATGAATCATGCAAGATAATAATACAGCCAGAAAGAAAGTATATGACGTATTAAGGGATAAAACCGGATACTCTGACTCATATGAGGATTTTAACAAATTCATGGATGAAAATGAGGAAGCCAGAAAGAAAGTATATGACGTATTAAAGGATAAGACCGGATACTCTGACTCATATGAGGACTTTAATCAATTCATGCAACCAGTTGATTCCTCTGTACAAATACAGCAACCTAACAACACCCCTCAAACTCCAAAGTCTGATTACTTTCAAACAGGCAACGAATATGACCCTGTTTCAAGAACATATTCAGGTGGTGTCGGAACACAGGAGGAAGCGGACAGGATTTTTGATATGAGAAACTATAATCCCAGCACACGTCCCGGCTTACGTGAACAAGTGCATTCAAAAGACAACTTTCAGTTTATCCCCCCCTCCACATCGCAAATGGAGTCAGACAAGGCGGAGGTTTCAGCTAGATATCAATTTTCTCCGATAAATTTGGGAGAAAGATTGAAAGTAGATATGGACAAAGGAAAATTGGACAAACTATTTACGGTTGAAGAAGAAAGCCGCTTGGACAAGGAATATACCCCGCGTTCCATATCGTCCATGAATGATGTATATAACAACTATCGTGACAGGTTTGCCCTGACAGAAAGAGGAAGACAGCTTTCGGAAGAAATGGCCGGAATACAGAAGGAGATTCAAGACAAATATGCCAACCGGTTTCTTGCCTCAGACGAATACAGGAAGCTGTCACAACAATATAAAGGGAACGAACTTAACCAAAAAGCAAACGAAGCGTTTCAGAAGACCTACGGAGAGGTCATTAGCAAGGAATTGGAATCATATCAGGACGTATACAATAAAGAGATAACTTCACGTTACGGTACAGACATGAAGCGTGATCTTGCCGGATTTGTCAAAAAGAGCGTAGGCTCCCATCTTAGCACCCTGACCAATGAAGTAAACAAAGACCTTGATGACATAGAGGAAAAGATTACCAAACAAAAGAAAATACTAAGAAACGATTCCGGTAATGCGATGGTGAATGCCAGAATGAATACAAGGGAAGATCCTACATTAGCACAGTACCGAGGAGAAAGGACTTATCTGGAAGGGGCGAAAGACCTTATTGATGAATCGAACAATATTATAGAGGAAGCCGGGAAGAAAGGAAAAACAAACTTTTTTAGCGGTCTAGCGCGTGGTTTCGCCGATACCGCATTTGATCCCAAACAATGGACTTTAGGCATATCCGACATGATAGGCGGCATCCGTCTGAAAAATGTGGTGGAGAAAGCGGATAAAGGAGAAAAGCTATCACCTTCTGAAGAGAAGTTGCTTGACGCCGCTGTCACCAACATGGCGGTCAACGCCTATTATTCCTCCGATTTGGGAAGAGGATACAAGGCTGGACAAACCACAGGAGCCAGTATCCCGTTCATGCTGGAATTCGCCATAAACCCGATATCGGCGGCAGGTGAGGGAATAGCCAAAAGCATTCTAAAATACGGTATGAAGAAATTCGGCGCGTCCGCCATGAAAAAAGGAATGTCAAAAATGGGGGCACGTCTTGCCGGAGACGCTTTGGCCGCAGCAGGAATGGAAGGAACAACAGGACTGGCGCGTGTCACCGCAGGAGCACAAGACAGAATGATGGGGAATATTCTGTTTGATGTTGACAAGGATGGAAACTTGACTTATGGAGGACGTGAAGGAGGAATGGATATGGGTAAAGCCATCGGCAAATCAATCGCTTCCACTTTTCTTGAGAACCAATCCGAGATGATTTTCAACGCATTCAAAGGACTGGGCAAAGGAATATGGAAGAATGTGGAAGAGACCGTTCCCGGTGGCGCAAGTGAATTCATGAAATATATAACGAACAGCAGGGCCGGTAAGCTATACAGGGAGATAAAGGACAACCCTACTTTCAAAGAAGCCGCAAAAAAAGCGCAGTTCCACGGGCTACCCGAAGAATATATGGAAGAGGTGTATAATAATCTTGCAAATGTCCCGTTAGGTGAAATGACCTTGGAAGAAGCCACAGACCTTGACAACAATATAGACACATTCCTTGGACTGGCTCCCACTTCCGTCGCTTTCGGCTTATTAGGACTTGGAAGCATGGGGGCTGAAAGGGTAAGACACCGCCAGAAGATGAATGCGGCTTTCGGAAACATGACCAAAGAACAACAGGAGAAACTGTCCGAACTGGAACGTATGTCAAAAGAACGTGGCAATGACGACATAAGGATTTTCATCAAAGAAACCATGAATGACGGTAGCCTCAGCAAGAAAGAGAAAAAGGCCGAGATAGAATATGCGTTTGACATTGCGAAGAACAATGCCATGGAGGACATTGCAGGAGAGCAGACTCGTGAGGAGTCCGAAAAGCGCACGGCAGCACAAGAAGAGGGAACGGATATCTATACAACTCATGATCCAGTAGCCATGCGCACGACAGTCCTCCGTGAGGAAGTTTCCCGTGAACGCCTTTCATCCGTACTGGATGATGAAGCCATAGATGCGCTTGCCGGTGCCAATGACGCCCAACGTGCGGAAATGCTGGATGTCATGGACGAAGAGACCAGACGTTTGGCTACGGACTACCTACGGCAAAAAGACCGTCATGACGCAGTTGAGGACGCATTGGATGAGGCTCATGCTTCCGAATATGAACAGGCGGCTGTCAAAGTCCAGCAAATGTCTCCCCAAGGACAGGTTGTCACTATTCCGTTAGGAAGATTCGGAGACAAGGAGCACAGTTACGGAGTTGTCATAAATGGTATAGATGCCACTGGGCAACCCGGAGAAACAGGCACACTCATGGTAGTGCCATTGGAAAACGGTCCAGAAGGTCCGATATTCGCCTCATTTGATGAGAATAATGCCAAGACTGTAAGAATCAATGCAGACACAGAGATCTCAATGGTCGGACGGGATCAAGTTCTTGAACAAATGCTTGGCGCATACAACGCCGATGCCGCAATCATGGAAGCACAGCCCATATCCGCAGGACAGACATTCAGCATAGCGGATGATAATGGCACAGTGACCGGCATTTCTGTTGTTGGTCAGGATACAATGGGCAATTGGTCCGTACTCATGGAAGGAAGTCGGGAGCCGGTTTCTGTCAGCGATGAACAACTCCGGGCCATGAAAGACAATGTGGACAAAGCCGGAATACGGACTGAATACGCACAAGAGGATGAAAATAGAAGACAGGAAGAGTTAATTCGGAAATTCAGTCCGGAAGTACTTGCATTACAACCCGAAAAAGGTGACAAGATATATACAGGAGGCAAAGAGATAGTACTTGATGAGGAAGTTCCCGGCGGATGGTCCGGGAAGATCATAGACAACAACGGTAATGAAACAGGTTCCGTACTCGTGACAGAAGAGCAATATTTCAAATACAAACAGTCGCTATTTGACGCACAAAGAAAAGATGATGCGGAAGCGGCTCCGGAAATCGGCGCCTCCTATATCACTCCAGAAGGAGAAAGTATGACCATTATCGGTTTTGATGAGGAAATCGGAGGTATGTTTGTCGTTCCAACCGATGAGTACAATGAGGTCAAAAGCGATGAGGTATCAATGAATATATTGGAAAATGAAGCATACCAGTTAGGTGCGGTTCCCGTCCAAGAGTACACCGATTGGGTGAAAAAATCCAAGAGTTCAACAAATGAAACCGCTCCTGAAGGAAAAGAGATGGGAAACCAACCATTGCAGGAAAGCACAGAGAGTCCGACTTACGAAAAATCCGAACTGGACAAACTTATATCCTCCTTTCCTAAAAAGAAGGACGGAAGCATTGATTATGAATCTCTGACGCCACAGCAGTCATTCCAATACACAAATCTGACAGAATCACTTGAAACCGCTCTGGATGACTTGAGAAAGGATATAGAGGCGAGTGATGCACAGATAGCTAAATTGAATGAATCCCTGTCATCCGCCACACGGGGAAAAAGAAATGAGATAAGGGACGCTATTAGAGAAGCAAAAGCGGAGAATGAAGAAATAAAGAATTTCTACAACTCTGTCATACCCATAACAGAAACTAATAATAACCAAACAAATGGAATATCAGAAAGCAGTAAGACTGGCACGAATGGAAATGACACAAATGAGCCCGTACCAGTTTCAGAAACAAGCGAACAAGGCAAAGAAAGAGGAACTGAGAAGAGACCCGAAGCTAAGGGAACAGGTGAAGAACGCATGGGACCAGAGGGAATTCCGGACACTGGCAGGAAAAATAGTATTCAGAAGCCTGCTGCGAAAATATCTGAGTCAATAACGGATACGGAGCTTCCGGAAAATCCTCTTGTTCAGGAAATTCTGTCACGTACCGAGCCGGAAACTTTGGAAGAGCTTGCATCCTTGGTACTGGGAAAATCCCTGTTCCTGCAAATGACAGGAGAAAGAAGTGTCAGAAACATGACTGGCTTAAGTCACAAAGACCTGACGCCATTTCTTTCCATCTTCAGAAAAAAAGAGAAGGGGGGTATGACCGTAGAAGAAGCCGGAGACAGACTGATAAGCATCGCCCATGAAAGTTATCCGGCAATAGTGGCGAAAGAAGGACTGGAAAATGACAATACCGGCATGGCCGGCACAAACGCGATCCTATCCGTTCTACAACAAAGCCGAACTTTTGGTGATATCAGCAATATGATAAGAAACAACAGAACCGCAGAAGCGCAACGCGCCATAGATGCGGAAAAAGAATATGAGGATGAACTGAAAGAACAGTTCTACCAAGAACAATACCACATGTCTCCGGATGAATATGAAGCATGGGTTAATGATGAGGCCTTTTCTGAATCAAATGTCTATTCGAATGAGGAAAAGTCTGAATTTTATAATACATTTGCCGATGAAATAATAAAGCAACAAGAATATGACAACAGAAGAGAGAATCCAACTGACGAAGGAATCGGAACGCGTAAAAGCGATGAGCAAGGAGGAATATTTGGCATACGCGAAAGAGGCGATGCGGTTCTGCAAGGAGAAAAACCTGTTCATGCCGTCGGAACTGAAGGATATCAAGGAAAATCCGGACAAATGGAAGGACAGACTGATGAAGGACTGCATCCTCAGAATGACAATGTACAAGATAACACATCCACAAACAAACTCCTAGACCATATCGCGGAAGCACGCGAAATGGTCGACACCTCTCCTACTGAAGCGCAGAAGGAGGCCGGCAACTACAAAAAAGGTCATGTCAGGATTGACGGATACGATGTGACCATCGAGAATCCCAAAGGTTCTGTCCGTAGCGGAAGGGATGCCAACGGGCAGGAATGGAGCATTACCATGAACAACGACTACGGTTATATCCGTGGTACGAAAGCCGTGGACGGTGACCATATAGACATCTTCCTGTCAGACAATCCGTCCGAAGGAAATGTGTTTGTAGTAGACCAGCTCAATGAAAAGGGTGAGTTTGACGAAAGTAAGGTAATGTACGGTTTTCCGTCTATGGATGAGGCACGTTCCTCTTATCTTGCAAACTATTCTCCCGGTTGGGAAAACCGAATAAGTGCCATTACAGAAGTAACGAAGGATGAGTTCTATAAATGGATTGATTCTTCTGTAAAAAAGACAAAGCCGTTCTCTGAATACAAGAGCGTGAATTCTGTGCAACTTGCACCTTCCATAGAATCCGCCAATGCGGACAGAATGAAGGACATAGAAACAAGACTGGCCGAAATAGAGGACGGAAAGATAGAACTGGAGGATATTCTGGTAAAAGCCGAAAATGACTCTGTTGAGAGAGACGCTGTTTTCTCCGAGCAACAGGAACTGAACCAGGAACAGCAGGAACTTGAAGCCGAATATTCCGGCTTACACGCAATGAATGACGAAAGCAATGAGATACTTGCTTCCGAAGGCAGTGACATCCGGTTTCGCGAGGTTGGAAATGAGGAAATAAGCTCTTTCGCCAACAAGCACAACCTTGATGAAGCCGATGTAAAAAAGTACGCACAATCCATGAAAATGAAAAATCTGGGTGGCGCAAGTTATGCTTTCAAATCAATCAGCAGAAATGTGCGTCTCCAGAACTCCAACCTGTCATTAGGGCAATTCGTAAAAGTTTTTTCTCCGATCAAAAAAGAGCTGTATGAAAAGTTCGGTGATGTGGATGCCTTGAGAGATGAATACGTGCAAGAGGAAATGAAAGCCCGTAACATGATGGAAGCCGCCCGTAAACGTGCAGAGGAAGAAGCCGAATCGGAAAAGAAGCGTCTAAAGGAATTTGAACTGATGACGGATGAAGAGATGGATGAGGCCTATTTAAAGGCTATGAAAGAAAATAATGAAGCCCGTATGCGTGATATCATAAACGAATCCGCACGAAGAAACGGTTATGTTTCCGCCGATGAATTCAGAATGGCACACCGCGCCCCCTCTTATGATGAGGAAGGTATTGATAAAAACATGGTTGACATTGCCGCAAACAAAGATCAGATACGCGAATCCTTTAATGAGCAGCTTCGCATGAACAGGGATCAATACAGAAATGAAAGTGCCGCCGCAATCAATGAAGCATTGTCTGCCATTGACAAAGGAGAAAAACCGACCGTTACCATCTATCGTGCCGTTCCAAAATCATTGAAAGAAGGAAAGGTAAGAAACGGTGACTGGGTTTCCCTGTCTGAATCCTATGTAAAAGTTCATGGAGAACATGCCTTAAACGGCAATTACAGAATTATGAAGGAAGAAGTACCGGCTGAAAATCTATATTGGGACGGGAATGATATCAACGAATGGGGATATGATGACAGGAGCGATTACCGCTACAAGAATACAAAAAACAACCGAAAACTGAATGACCTGATAACCCGTGACGACAAAGGTAATGTTATTCCTCCTTCCAAGCGATTCAATGCAAGAAAAGCGGATGTAAGATATCGTTTTATTGGAGAGAAAGGCGCATCCCAACTGGATAAGGCAGAGGAAGCAACTACCCGCCTTGATAACCTGAATGTGGCACGAGAGATGGAATCCGCTTTCAATACGAAGAAAGAGCGCATTGAGAAGCTGCGGAAGAGTGAGCCGATAGAGATTACGGGTAAAGAGATAGAACCGAGCGATGACTTGAAACAGTACAAAAAAAATGCGTTGGAATATGGAAAGTCATTACGTGGAGAATATATCAATAAAGATACGGGAGCTATTATCTCTGTGACAGGAGGCAATAGTCGGGGAGGTATTCGTGAAATATTGCAGCATGATTATAAGGATGTAGAACATCTGCAATCTATCGCAGCCGTACCTCAGATTATTGAAAACTCCGTCTTCATTGAAGAACTTGCCAACGAAGATTTGGAGAAATATCCCGGTGTAAAATCATTCTCTTATTATGTATGTGGATTGAAAATAGCCGGTGTTGACTATACTGTGAAAGCTGTTATCGCCAATCAAAACAATGGAGAACGGTATTATGACCACAAACTGACTAACATAGAGAAAGGCAAATTACTATCCATTGCCCCAACAATACAAAAAGCTGGAATAGATGGTAACTCGCCTTTATCTGATGTCAAAGATAAGCGTTTGCTTTCGATTCTCCAAACAAATGAAAAAGAAAATGCTAGGAAAATCAAGCAGGCTACAGGTTGGGAACGTGGGGCTGACGGAAAATGGAGATATGAAGTGGAGGATTTCGAGATTGATCCGAAAGGACTTGCGCGAAAAAACAGACTTTGGTCCAACCTGTCATGGGGCAAAGAGTATGATGCGCTAAGCGACAAACTGTTTGATGGAGTAGAGCTGACGGAAGAAGAAGCAGCCCGTTTTGATGAATTATCAGAAAAGGCAGAAGAACTTCGCGCCACATACGAAGCGAACGACGTGCATTATCTTGACGATTATGTGAAGGATGAGAATTTGTTTAAGACTTATCCGGAGTTGAAGCAGATACGCGTGGAGATATACAACGCCCCTACAAGCAATACGGGAGCGACTTATTATGGAAGCCAAAACTTGATACGTGTGAATGAGTTTGTTCTAGACAGGGCGGATTTCCGTAGTATCTTAGCGCATGAGGTACAGCATGCCGTACAATCAATTGAAGGATTCGCTCGTGGTGGAAACAGTATGACTTATAGAAAATACCTTGACGCATTAAAAGAAAAGCGCGATGCCTGGTCCATGATTGAAGAGTTTGCTGACAAGCGTGAGGAACTTGGAGAAGACGCTTCACAGATGGATGTTTATAATGCTTTGGTAAATGAATATCACTCAGATGGATTCGAGTTTGGGGATGGCTTTATCCCCAGCCGTAATGCTTTTGATAAGGGATTCAATCTTTGGGTGCGAGGTTATGATAAAGAAGGATATGAGGATGCTTATAATGAGTATCAATCTCTTATTGAAAAATTTGGACTTGGTGGAGAAAACGACAGATACAATGAACTATCAGGTGAAGTTGAAGCACGTAATGTACAATCCCGTATGAATATGACACCTGAGAAACGCCGCAATACTCTTGCTTCGGAAACGGAAGATGTAGCACGAGAAGACCAGATATTTATAAACGACGCTTTGGAGGCTTATGCTTCTGTGTCTGCTCCCATGAATACAGCAGTGAATGAACTTTCTGAGTCTCTTCATACACCTATAGAAAAAATCACTTCCGAAGACCAGCTACCACAAGGCGAGGCGCGCAGACGTATCGAATCAGGAGCCAATATCAAAGGATGGTACTCACCAAAGGAGAACAAGGTATATCTATATATGCCAAACACAACATCCGTGGAGGACGCACAGGCGACTATATTCCATGAGGTGGTGGCACATAAGGGATTGCGTGAGCTGTTCGGAAAGGACTTCGATACCTTCCTTGACAATGTATACAACAATGCCGCACCATCAATCAGACAGGCCATCAACCGGATGGCGGAAAATGAGAACATATCCATCCGTACAGCAACTGAAGAATATATGGCAGACCTGTCCGAACGCGGACCGGCTACCTTTGCGGAGCAGTCCTTGTGGACACGAATCAAAGCCTTCTTTATAGACATGCTCCGTAAAGCGAAAGTGAATCTGGGATTTGAACTGACGGACAATGAGCTGAGATACATCCTTTATGAAAGCCACAACAGACTGAAACAGTCAAACTATCCTGTTGATGTGGCAAAGGAAACCGTCATGCGTTCAAAACTGGGAATTGGTGAGTTCTCAGGCAGTTCACGTACCATCCCGTCTGTTCCTCAGGGAGAGACCTTGTTCCGTATTCCAGGAAAGGAAGAAAAGAAGGAGATTATTAAAAATCTGAAAGAAGAGATACGGGAATTGAAAAAGCAATTGGATCAGGCACGAAAAGGAAATAAAGAGGAATACGAGACTGCGTCAAGAGCCATGCTTTCCTTTATAGATCAAAGACTGACCAAGGAAGCGGGAGAAGAAATGGGGCCACATATGATAAAGTCACTGATTGCCCAAGTAAACAAGGCCGCATCAACAAATAAACTCAAGGAACCACTAAATCTTGTTGAAAAGTTGATAAACTATGCCCAATATGACAGTTCGGTGAAAAGGATGCAAAAAATGATAAAAACGAAGCTTTCCGGGCAGGATACAAGAGGCGTATCAAAAGGGATAGTTGTTGATGAGGCTACCAGACGTGTGTTTGACAGTATACGATCCGCTTACAAAGACCTGTTGCTAACAAGCGCTGACAGTGAACTCCGTGCCGTAAGAAGCGAAATTGTAAAACTGGGAAAACTCATAAAATCTGAGACATCCCCTGAAAGCATCACCATACTTACCGGTCAGCAGAATGAAATGAAAAGCCGAAGGGATAATCTATTAAAAGAAAGAGCCGAACTGCTGAAAACTAAAGAACTTGAATCCGTTGAAGAGATACGGAAGCGCCGGGAAGAGCTAGAGAATGCCATGGATGAAGCGGCGGAAGGAACAGGTGTGTTCACACAGACTATGGCCGATGAGTATGATTCTCTTTCCATACGCGAACTATTGGCCGAATCCAGAAAAATGAAACGAGATCTGGACAAACTGGAGGGCGATCTTGTGACCACCAGAAGAGCCGCCTACAACAACAAGGGTGAAGCACGAAAGTTTTATCTGCAGGAGGCTGAGAAAATAGCTGCACAGATACCCGTAGCGCAGGAAGAGTTAATAAGGATAACCGATAATGTGTACAATGAATTGAAAGAACTTGTTGATACCGGGAAAAGCCGCCTTGCCATGCTGAACAAGGAAAAAGCCGCGCACCGGGGAAGAATTATCAGCATGGGAATAAATGCCGTAAAAGATAAAAGAATAAAAGGTATAAACGAGAAAGAAACAAATATGGAAAAAACTGTGTCCATATTGCAAAGCATCGGTGACTTTATCGCCTATCCCATGTATAGTTTCGATTATCTGCTGAAAGCCATAGACAGGAACCACGCCATAGGAAAAGGCCCCTTATACGATTATTTCATGAAAAGCAGTCATGGAGTGGTGGAAGCCAACGATAGGATATATTTGGGGGTAAAGGCTTACAACAAAGAACTGGAAGAAAAAATAAAGGAACTGTTCGGAAAATCAATGGAAAATGTATTCAGGGATTCTCAAAAATCAGAAAAAAGGATTCACAAACAATATATGTACGACAGCAATTACCATAAGGAGGGCGACCTGTATGAGGCAAACCTAAACAAAGGGCAGGCGTTCTATGTATGGCTCACATGGAGACAGCCGGACGGAAAGATGAAGCTAGAGGCGGACGGATGGACGGAAGACAGCATGACCGAGATAGAATCCTTTATAGGCGATAAATACATGAAACTCGGAGAATGGATCACAGACGACTTCTTTCCAAGGCTACGAGAAGAAAGGTACAATCCGGTCCATGTAAGAATGACGGGAACCAGCATGGCTTCACGGGAGAATTATTTCCCTATGGTCATAGCCAAATCCGAAATCCGTGAAAAGGGGGAGCTGGGAGAAACAATCATCGGTATGCCAAGCACAATAACCGGAAACATAATCAACCGTACGATAAATACCCTGAAGGTGGACACTAGCAGAAACGCTTTTGATCTGATGCTAAAATACGGAAGAGATATGGAAACTTGGGCGGCAACGGCTGAGCTGCGCCAGGATCTTAATTTCCTGCGGGGAAGCAAGGCTTTCAAGAACTATATGGAGGCGAACCATAAAGGAATGTTTGATATCTTCATGAGAGCGGCGGAGGTGGCCGTACGGAGTTTCAACGACAAGCAGAAACAAGACTCGCTCAACAACGGACTAAACAAGATACTAAGGTATTGGGCAGGTTCCAATATCGCATTCAGACTCAACACCGCAATGAAGCAGGTGCTCTCCTATCCGGCATTTTCCGCATACAGCGGAAATCCGGGGTATCAGGCTGATTTGTTCAAATACATATTCACCCCGGCAGGAAACATGAAATGGGCGAAGGAGTATCTTCCTTCTTTTGAAGAACGGGTTGATACGGGAAATATGGGGATCGAAGCATTAAAGGATGAAAATGCATTCAAAAACAAGCTGGAGAAACTTACCAATGCAGGCATGTATCCCAACAAGCTTATTGATGCGCTGACATGTGCGGCCGGAGCGAGAGCCGTTTACAATTTTGAATATAAACGTGCGCAAAAAAGAGGTCTGGGCAATGAGGAAGCCGCCAATTTAGCCAAATACAACGCTGAAATAGCATTCAATGAAAGCCAGCAGAGTTCCAGCCCGGAAATGATGTCCCCCATGCAGGCAAGCGGCAATGTGTTCTACAAGGCGCTGACCACTTACCAAAGCAGCAACATAGGATACCAGCGGATGGGTATTGAGGGGCTTCTTGAAATGGCACGAGCAAAAAGGATATACAATCTGAACATTGAATCCGGAATGAATAAAGACGAAGCCCAAAGAACAATGATGGGCAGCTATCTTACCGGGCTGAGGAAAGCCACCTTCGGACTATTTGTAATGGGAGGCTTGTGGGCGGCAGGAGGATATGGTATTGCAGGAATCACAGCACCACTCATATCCAATATCTACGCCATATTCGGATACGGGGACGGGGATGAGGATTTATGGTTCACTGATGAACAATTGAAAAGAATATTTTTATCTGCTGCTTTAAGTTCCTTGGGAGGAACTTCCATTGGACAGTTTGTCAACGCCATATCACAAGGGAACAAATATGATCCTCTCTCATTCATTACAGAGATGTCAAATCTGATAAGCGAGGCGGTAAAAGACGGATTCAACCTGAATGTACAAAGGGAGCTGGCCGCCAAATTAGGGAAATTTGCCGGATTAAATGTAGAGACACTGGAAAACATTTATCTGGGAGCCGAATCCGCCATAAGGGAAGGACGCCCCGACCTTGTAGATTTTATGTTCCTAATCAACCTTCCCAAATCCCAACGAAAGGAAATGGCCGAGAAACTATACAAGGATATGGGACCTTATGAATATCTGAACAAGATGTATGAGGCTGGAAAACTGTTTAATGACTACAGAAAGAAACTGCCCTATTCAGACGGAACATCTAAAAGGAAAGACTCTGAAATAAAAAAGAAATACATCATCAACAACCTCAATGAAAAAGAGAAGGAAACTTTGAAAAATGAAAAAGAGTTCCTAAAACTCAAAAGAAAATATGACGAAGCCGAAGATAAAAAAGAATGGTTGGAAGAACATCCGGAATACCCAGATATGGAAAAAAATACAAGAAACAGACTATCACTAAAAAAGTGAAAAAAGAAGTTGAAAAGGTGTATAGACAATAAAACGATAACATTAAAGGGTTACCAATAATGATAACCCTTTAATGTTTGTTTTTTCCTGCCGTTCCGGCATTCTAGCAAAATTTATTGGTAAACAACACATTATACATATCATTAGACTCGCAAGGCTTCGAGATAAGCAAATCCTCATCCGGGAACATGGCAAAGAAATCATTCCACATATCGGACTCCCATCTTATGTATTCATCATCTCTTCTTCTAATATTTTCCGGGGATATCTCAATTATATGAAAATCAGTCATGCTGTCAAAAGCATATTTGATGAAAATACCCTTGAACATATCATCAAGCTTCTTTAATCTTTCAATGATAAAATCTGTTACCGCATCCATAATCATAGGCTCTCTAACCATTTTTTTCCGGATTTTGTGTTAAGCCACACCAAAAATCCACCACCTACAACAGCACTTATTGTATACACTAAACTTAACATGTCCATAATCCATTTTATTTTAAGATTGTATTTCCTATTCTAATAAAGATGATTGTAGAGACTCCACCTATAATAACCCTGTATATGTCAAGGGTTATATCTACATCAGGCTTCATGGAAACTATTCCACCTACAACAAGTCCGGCAAATGAAAGTTTTGCCAAATCAAAAAACAACCCGGCAAGCTTTTCCCGTCTTACCTTGTCCTTTTCCTTGTTTTCTTTCTTTACTTCTTGCAGTCTGCTATAGTTGCTCATAAGTTTGAAAGCCATTTTTCCCCAGACTTGGTGTGTGACCAAATAACCAATGCGGAACCTATGACGCTAGTTATTAAAAAAATCGTTGTCAATGCATCCATAATCATAGGCTCTCTAACCATTTTTTTCCTCTTTTTGTAAAAGTCCAGAGGTATATACCACCTACCACTACAATTCCTACCGTAAAAATAAAACCTAATGCGTCCATATCGATGTTATTTTAATATCTTATTGGCGAATACCGCCGAAATAATCGTTAATAGAATACCAGTACATATAGAATACCAATTATTCTCATTCGATAAATCTGAATATAATGGTATTACAACTCCTATAACAAGACCAGCAAATGAGAGTTTAGACAAATCAAAAAAATATCCTGCAAGTTTTTCCCGCCTCGTTTTATTCTTCTCCCTAACATCCTTCTTTTCTTCCTGTTGCCTGCTGAAATTTCCCATTCTGCATACTTTTTATGCAAAGCTATAAAAAAAAGTTGGCAATCACAATGTAAACGCCAACTTTTATAACTGATTTTATCACTTTCCTCCTTTGCTCAAAGTCATGGGAGCATGACATCCTCCCCGCTCCCACTCCTTGGCAAGCATCTCACGCAATATCCTGTTCTCCTCCAGCACCATAAGAACCAGTTTCTTCATTTCCTCAATATCCTTGTTGTTCATAATAAAATTCATTTTAAATTAATTGTAACGGTTGCAAATCACAACTATTAGGGGTGTGACGAACCATCCCGCTGCCATAAGCAAGACGGGGAATACATTGGATTAATTAATAAGTAAAATTCAAATTACGCGGCTGGATTCAGCTCACCTTTTATTTGCTTGATAGCTTTCTTCACGTTCCAACCGTTTTCATACAGGGCAATGATGAAACGCACACCTCTCTGTGTCCATACAGTATATACACTTGTCCCTATAGAACCGTCCGAACGTGTGTAGGTTTGTGTACGGGTAGAGTGCATCCCCCAAGTGGAATAAGGTGCATGTAATATCCACTGTCCGCTTTGCCGGTAAATGATTCCGATTTCTTTCAGCTTCTTGTGAAGCTTTTCAGCGTCCATTCCTATCTGCTTGGCGGCTTGTGTACTCGTCTGTGTGTTCACACTCTGCAAATGATTGTCGTAGTAGGTGACTTTCGGAGCGGATTGTGTAAGTTCTTGCTGTTGGAGTTCGATAGTTTCCTGCTGCTGTTGAACTTCTAATGCAAGTGTTTGGTTCTTCTCGTATTGGTCTGCCCATGCACGGGCGGCTTCGGCAGGGTTGTTGAAGTTTGGAAGTTGAGGTTGAAGCGATGTGTTTCCAGTGGTTAAAAGTTCCTCTATTCTCATATCCACCCACACCGCCAAATCGGAATTTAATTTTTGGGCAACACGGATAGCAACAAGACGGTGTGCCCAAGTACCCGGATTATCTCCTCCACGCCTAACTTGCAGTAAATCAGCCAAACTATAATTTTGTAGTTTGGAAAGTGAAGCACAGTATTCTTTGATTTCTTGCGAGTTAACAATTTGGGTTAGATTCTTATCAGGATAGGCTTTCGCCATAGCTGTAAGATTAACCATAACATTACTCCCATTTTCAAAAGGAATTTGATTACCGTTGTAATCGAATTTAATAATTTCTTTTGCCATAATTGTAGGTCTTTTTATTTGGCATTATAGACAGAAAAAACGGCTGTCCTTTCCCGTTGACCTACACCTATCCAAAGGCAGGGAGAGCATTAACTTCTCCACACGGGGGTAACAGCCGCAAAAGTATATTGCAACGCTTTACAAACAAGCATAAAAAATGCCTGCAAAAAGTTTTGGCAGGCTTCCGCTTGCCATTGGATATCATGTAGGTCATTGCAAATATACATATCTTTTCTATAAAACCCAAAAATTAAACAATAAATTTTTCTCAGTATGGCAAAGATGAGGCTATTATATAAGTGGCGCAAGAAACATGTCGAAAACATACGCGAAATGTGTCAGAGTTTTATTTCTTATGCTTCTTTCTCAGATCATACTCTGCTATATGTTCCAACAAGCAGCACCGATAAGCCAATGAGGGATGTGTAGACTCCTTGTCCTCATCATAGTAACGATATAGAAATTCATGCCTTTTTTTATTATAATCCGGATCGTTCCGATCATTCGAAAACCCAACCAACTTACATAACGCATTTATATATTCTTTGGGATCCATTCCTGAAAACTCCATAAATCTATAAGCCATGATATCCGCTTCTATTTCTTTTTCTCTTGAATACTTGAATTTGGACAGTTCCGCCCTGTAGTCAAACACATTCATCAACAAATCATTATTTTTTTGAACATTTTCCCAATAAGCATCAGAATCCTCCTGTTTCACCCCTCCATTAGCTTGGACATATGCACTTGCCATACTATTTGCCGCCACCGCCACGGCAGCCCAAAACTTATGTTTCTTTTCCTTCCTCCTATCCTCGTATTTTTTCTGAAGACTATGCTCCATAACGAAATGTGCCATCTCATGTGAAAGAATACCAAACAGTTCTTGAAAACTATACTCATAAACAATGGAACTAGCCACGCATATTGTCCCATCAGGACATACAAATGCGTTCTTCTCATCTGAATCATACACGTATATGTTTTTTATCTTCTTCTGTGAATTTCCACCGCTTATCTCTTTTTTTATATCTATCCCCAACTCCATAAGAGTATCTGACAACGAAAGCAAGTCCTTATATCTATAAGAATCATCTGAGGCATCTTTATAGAACTGGACAATTTCATCCAGCCTCTTTTTGGAAGCATAAGCATACAAATCCTTAAGTGGAAGATTCTTTTTTGAAGCTGTGTCCCAAAAGGACAATGTGCTATCAGTCGAATGAGTAGCAAGATATTTTTCCAACGAATCATATTTTCTGATATATTTATCAAATTCCTTTGTGTTTATCTTTTGCGCACACATATCAACAGACATCAAAAGCACCAATGCCGACATAACCAGTTTAGCAATACCTTCCATTTTTATAATATTATTAAAATCATTTATGTGTTAATATTAGCGTTTTATTTTTATGACTTCATTACTCCGTACATTATAATATTCCTCTGTCCACGTATCAATAATACGATTTTCAGAAACACGTACATAACGTCCATTAAGGACATATAAAAACCCCAAGACCAATGCAATAATCATTATTACAACTTTAACAATCCGATACGTTTTATCACTCATGATATTCTTCATTTATAACATATTCTACATTCTCTCCTACCCATACCCTTAGCTTGTTCAAGACTTACGGATTTCACATCTCCCGAACATCTGTCCAGCCCACGGCATTCGTCCGTCTTGTGATATACCCTGGCTTTCGGACCTGTACAAATATACACTTTAGCGACATCACCGCATGATGTCATCCCCACCCCTGCCGCAAAAAAAGGAAGCAGAAACAATGAGGCTATAACCAACCTTTTCATATACTTTATATTTTTTGCACAAAAATACGTATATAATTGTAATTTGCAATATAAATCACAAGATTTTACATTACCGATTATTTTTAATAAGATTGTTTTATATCTTTGTATACCTTTGTTATACCTGATTACTAATCATTATTGAACAGGAAGGGCGGCAATCTGGGAAAGACAGTTGCCCTTGTCACATATTAGATAAACATACACAAGACCAACCAGTGTGAAAACAAAAAAAAGACGGTCCGAAACTATATCGGAACCGTCCAAATCCTGATGCACATCGCTATGTGCGATGCAAAGATAATAAATTCCATGCAAATATTTTACATTCATGAACAAATCGCTATATTTGTCAGGGCTAATTAAAAAGTCAAGCAATATATTAATGGAATATTTCTGATCATCTACAAATATGAACAACTCTCAATTTCATCATACAGACTCCCAATAATCTTTAGCTTCTTTTACAGCTTCAAGTTTGTATAAACTATAATATAAAAGATTTCCATCATTATCTTTTTCCTGTTCTCCATCATCATTCAATAAAGGAAATTCATTAGCCACCGTAGTGGTTATTCCTCTTGACGGAAGCAAGAACCCTCCCTCTCCTATCTCGTTCCAAGCATATAGCAATACAGTCTGATCCCCAGAAGAAAAATTAGGAAGAAGTTCTATTACACCTTTTATTGAATCAAGTAATTCTTCTTTAGAAGGTTCCTTAAAAGCCACAGTATTACTCTCATTCTTTGTTACAAAATCCGCTCTTGGATATTCATTTCTTCCTACAGCTACAGTAGGAATATCCAATAAACTTGGAGAAAGCCCGTAGGTTGAGGAAATCTTTCCTATATTAAAGGAGCTTAGCCTACCGTAATCCAACAATCCCACATCGGATGGAATAGCCCCCGCATAAGACATTCTTCCATTAATACCCCCATATACAGGATTGAAAGTATTAAGTAATAATACACTGCCACCTATATGATGATTATTATGGACTTTTGAAGTGAAGGAAATATCAAAAAGGGCTATTACCGGTCTGCCATTCATAAACAAATATGAATTATGACTTACAAACTTCGAATTAATATAATCCATAAACTGATACAATATCTTTGAAGTCATTCTGTTCCCATGATCACATAACATAACTGAGAATTTCATTTTATAGTTGTTGGAAGCCTCCATGAATTTATATATAGCATTATTATAAGAATTCTCCTCTATCACACTTATCACTAGGTTTCCTTCTTGATCCACTGCTTCTGCGACATTACTAGGAAGATAAAAACAGAACATAAAGTAATCTATACCATAATTAATGGCTAAATCAATCTGGTTTTCCATCTGCTCTTTAGTTGTTATTACCCATCCTAAATAAGGTTTTCTTGACGGATATTTCTCTATGGCCTGCTCCGGATAAAACATAGAAAAAGAACAGTCATTAGGAGGATACGCATTTTTAGAGATCAGTTCAAAGTCATGTCCTTTTGCATATTCTCTCCAGTCCGTATACTCTTCCTTACCCGGAAGGGTGGAATTAGGGAATAAGCTCTCATTACCTAAAGTATAATGGGATTTTCCGCCCCATCCATCAAAGAATAAAGCTCCTATTAACTTATTTGGAAAATTCAAAGCCTTACTATTTTGGGATGTAAGTAACTTATAAGAAGACAAATATGATTTTATCGTAGGACTGTATTCCAAATCAAACGATATATCCATAACATTACCTCTTGCATAAGAGGTGCTGTTTTTATCAAAATTGTGAAAAATCACATAACAACATATTCCAACTCCTGTAGAAAAATACGGCATAGGTATTATTTCATTGACTGGCAATTCCGGAGTCGTATAATATACAAGATTATAAAATGTGTCAAAATCATCATTACTTCCTTGCAACTGAAAAACATATCTATTCTCTGATGTCTGATAAAACATATATAGTATCCTGTACTTATTAAAAAGCTTTTCCCTTATATATAATTCCGCCAACCTTGAATTCGCCTCAATATTTCCCGAATAGATTTTATTGCCAGCTTGAATATTATTATAATTTATTCTAAAAGCTTCCATAACCGCTGAGTAATAATTTAACTCTGGCTCTATATATCCCGGTATTGACGTGCTTGAGGTTGTGATAACATTTACAACCATTTTTACACTATTGGGAGGAGCTACAATAATTTTTTTATTGCACGACAAATTGATTCCTGCAACCAATAAGGGTTTATTGAAAGTATCTATAAAACAATACAACCTTGGACTTGTTCCGCCCAGACCTGATATTAAAAAAGTATCCCCTTCCTTGCAATCCACCACTTTATAAGCATGAGCGTTACTAATTATAATATTATCCAAATCAATGACATTCCCATTCGTAGGAATATATCCCCCATAAATAAATATGACAGGAGTTCCATTAACAAGTCTTTTTACATTATCGGTATTATATAATGAATAAATGTTAGAAGAGTTGTTAAGATTAAAGATTCCTTCGGTAAGATCTATTTTTGACTTCAATTTAATAGAAGCAGAAATATTATCAAAAATGACATATCCAACAGTTATACCGGAATTCTGATACTTTGTCAACTGTATCATTTTCCCATTTATATCAGTATCCAGTTTATTTTCATAATAGGTTATGGGGGTATAAGTCGCATAATCATCATTAGTTCCAACAATAGAAAAAACAAATCTAGAATTATCTGAATCCCATCCGAAAAACCTCATACCATATTTAGAAAACCCCTTAAATTCATCCAACCCATCAAGATTAATATAAAGTTCTCTTATATACATTGTTTCCGCTCCATTTATAAATGGGGTTGCTCTTCTAAAATTAAGAGTTGCTGTTTTCTGACTTACAACCTCTGTTTCGCTATCTCCTAATTCCTGTACAATCCCAGCCGAAATAGATTGGAAAAGTCCGTTATCCACCCATCCAGAAGCGTTCTTTACATACATCCGATAAGTAGGATTAATATGTTCCGTATCATCACTGGCATAAGTCGGACCTACCATATAAATACTGCCTTGGGGAGCATTGACAGGAAGTTTGGATTGCGTAGCCACATACCCTTGGATATATATTCCATCGGCAAATTCTCCACTAAGGTTTGACCATTTCTTTTTGTCACGTGATATTTGGAATTTATTATCTTGAAAACGAAAATAGGCAGCTACGTAATCCGAACATTCCTTCCATGTCTCGTTGTCATAAGAGAAATGAAGCTTATTATCTATTGTTTTGAGCCATGGGGTAAGTCCGTTATCTCCTTTGGGTCCCAACGCAGCTATGTCGGTATCCTCACCGTTAATCACCCATGTGCCTTTTACCGATATGGAAATATCTCCAGAGAGTGTGAGTTCGTCCACACGTACCCAGTTGACATCAAGCCCCCAGTGAAAGTTGTCCCTCTGTGCATCATTCACACATTTCTCAGTTATGGCATTCCCCAGCATGTCTACGTATGATATAATAATACCCTTGCGTCTCATTTCTTTCGGAACAATATTCCTCGTACGCACCGCTGTGCCCTGAAACTGCACATAAATGTTGTTATACTGTGCCAGTATCGCTTCTAACGGCGCGCCGGTTCTTCCGTCATGTACCGCCTGTATCACTGTACGAGGATAGAAAGGGAATCTTCTTCCCAACACTTCATCAAGCTTCTCCATCTGCCTGATACTTGCATACTTGCTGTTGCAGCAAGAATCTTGTATGTTGTTATCTTCCATAATGTTTTTAATAAAAAGTTTATAGAATTGACATTTATTCTATACCATCCCCAGTCAACGGAGAAAATCCTTCTGCCAGACATCTTTTCTTTAAGGCGTCACGATATGATTTCATTGCCGAAAGCTGCCAATGCTGAAGCATTTGTTTGTGTACTTCCAACATTCTTATTTGAAATTCTTGTAACATGTTTTTTAATTCATTGATAAAAAATATTCTAGTTATTCTACAAAAATAGATTTTAACCAACAAGCTAATAAGGTAGCAATTCTTGTATTTGCTTTTCCGCTTTTATCAGATACAGGGTGAAGCCTATCTTTCATGTACATTTCTCTTGGTTTAAGTAAACAAGTTTTTACTCCATCAATATCTTTAATATCTCTTGCCTGTGTTGTGCCTGGCAAACTTTCTAATACATTTGACGTGAAAAGTTGCGTATTTTGATTATATGTACCGTTCCCAAAACCAAAATCATACTGAATTATACAACTTTGATTTGTTGTATATGTACCGTCACCGTTATCTATAAAGATAAATCCGTCATTGTGCCAAACTCCATCTGTATAACCCCAATACCCACTAGTTCTAACTTGTTCACTCGTCGACATTTGAGTTAATTTGTAAAGTTCCATAAATGGAATACCCCAATGCTCTGCAAATTGTTGCTGAGCTTTATAAAAATTCGCTGAATAATCAACATTTCCTTGATAATGTGATATTTGACAGATATTTTGATGCGGGTTGTATTTTCTTATTATATCCATAAGGAAATTCATGGCGCCCCAATAATTAGCTTTATCACGGTTAGCAATATCATAAGTGTCCCATTTGGGGTCGCCATCAGGATTTAAATCATTATGTCCATGGTCAAATACAATCAAATCAACAGGTGTATAATCCTCTCTACTACTATCAATATATTTAAGTAATTTTTCCTCATAACTATACCCCATTATGACTTCATCTGTTTGTACTTCTCGATTTAATGTGCTACCTGTAATATTTTCAAAATGAGTAAGATTATCAAGTAAGTATCGTTTTTCAGCTTTTGACGCTGACATAGATTTAGCCAAAGCTGTAATGGTGTTAGACATTGGATTAAATGACCCTGTATCAGTACTGCTACATCCCCATATATCAATTTCATCTCCTTCAGCTATACAATTCTTACCCCAACCTAGTCTAACAAGACTTTCTCCAACGGCTTCATTGTATACAGTACATCCTAATAATGTACCTACAATCAAAGGATAACCGCCTGCTGGAATTGACGTGCCATACCAAACTATTTTATAATCTTTAGTTACTGGTACGTCTTCTTTATTCCACAAAGTATCAGACAAAAACGGGTCATTTGCATCTCTTGTTTTAATTTTGTATTCTCGAAGTCCCCATATAATAGCCTTATACTTATTATTTTCTTTATAGGGTGCTAGTATACTTGTATCTACTATCATGTATAGAGTACCATATTCTGTGTCTTTATATACAATATGATATCTATCCTGTGTTGATGGTGTTTTATTGATATATTGCAACACATCAACTCTTACTGTTTGATTATATACCCATATGTCATATCTTGTCGGCTCTTGAGTATCTAATGATTCATTATAATATGCTGATAGGGCTATTAGATATATTTCATCATTTTCATGTCCATTTTTAGGCACCCATGCAGAAAATAATATTGCTTGATTTACTGCTATATCACGGGAGTTAAAAGTTAATTTTGAAAAATCAAACTTCTCATATAAAGATTGATAGTGGTAATATTTAGCAAAATCATCTGTTTTAAGTTTCTCGTTTAATACTCCTCTTAAACCATCTTTATAATACACAATTAGGTCATTATTATAAGTGCTAGCTATTGCTTTATATGAATTGGTTGGAGCTGTAAATTCTGTTTTTATATTCCCTAAATTTACCTTTTGCTCAACAGATATTAAAGTATTGTTTACATCATAATAAGCTATACCAGCACAACTACCTCCATAATTTCCTTCATACGAAATAACATCACCTTCTTTAATTAGAAATTCTAGATAACTTGCTTTTTCATTTGCATTTAAAGTTCCGCTCGTAGTCACATACTTTCCTTTTACTAAATTTGTCGAATTAAGTGGGTACAGTGATAGATTACTAGACAGATCTTTCAACTTATCTATTTTCTCCTTAATGCTTCCTTTATACGTAATATTAAATGTATCTGTAAAAGAGCATGACTTTAACAATACACCATTTTCGGGAATTTCTATATCTTCAGAAATATTTCCTAAATCTGCTTTTTCTTTTTTTACCAAAATAGAATTATTGTTATCATAGATAATATATCCAGCACATGAACCACCATAACTACCATAATAAGAGAATGTATCACCTTCTTCTACTGCGATTTCAGTATACAATCCTTTATTTGTTAATATTTGTCCATTCACATTAATCCATCCGACCTTAATATTCGCTTCTTTACCTACTATTAACGTAAGAGCATTATCTTTACTTTCTAGCAATTTATTACTTTCTGATAATCCATCTACATTCTGTTGTAGATCCTCTACATTCTGTTGTAATCTTTGAACAGCACCGTCCTTAAATATAACATTTACATCAGTATTAAATGAATTAGCTATAGCACTATCAGCTCCTTTTGGAACTACAATCTCAATAGTAGTATCTACACCTAAATCAGTCTTTGTAATGCTGGAAATAATTTCGCCATTATTATAAAAATTTATTGCAGGACATGTTCCCCCATAATTACCTCTGTATATAATCACCTCTCCAGCAACTACTTTAAAAGCGTAATTAGTCGAAGTCTCCCTATCAGAGTTTTTTTCATTATTAACATTTATATAGTAACCTCTATTTAACCTTAATTTTGGATAAAGGTTTTGAGATTGAATAATTTCTTCAAACTCGGAAAATTTTTCACTTACAATCTTCTGTGATATAACCTTAGTTTCACTATCTCCCAGTTCTTGCACCACTCCGGCAGCGATGGACTGGAACGGCCCGTTATCCACCCATCCGTTGGCATTATACACATGAAGCCTATATATGGGCTTGGTGTGTTCCGTATCATCGGCCGCATAAGTGGGACCTACCATGATCATGTCTCCCTGCTTAGGGGTGGGATATTGTGACTTGTCTGTTACATAGGCTTTAATATGCAGGCTATTGGTGATATCTTCACTGAGATCAGACCAAGTACTATTATCACGTGATATTTGAAACTTATTGTTTTGGAAACGGAACCATGCGGCAATATATTCGCTACAGGGGAACCACTCTTTATTATTATAGCTGTAATACAACTTGTTGTCCATGTTTTTAATAAAGGGTGAACGTCCAAGCATTTTCCATTCCTGCCCATTGAAATATTGGAAATTATCCTCCTGTTCAATAAATAGAATCTGTCCAATAGCGTATGTCCCCGTAACGGTACATGATATTCCATCCTTCAAAGCCTGTATGCCTGTAAGCAGTGTACCGTTTATTTTGACGATCCCATTAGCAATATGCCCTCCATGAAATTCTAATACAGAATTTTCTGGAATTTCTATAGTATCTCCATCTAAATCATAATTATACTGTATAACATATATCGTATCAGACCAGCACATCATGGACTGAGTCAGAATATTCCGCCCTGCCACAAGGTTCTTACGCAGATAGCGTCTTCCCTTCCCTGAGTAATTGTTCGGATCGTATCTTTTGTTAGCCAGTTTCAGTTGACCGTGAACGGATGTAATATCCTCATCATCCGCAAAATTGGTTATGCTCTTGTTGCCGATAAGCTGTTTGGTGGATTCGCTAAGCATCTCGGGCGTTATCATCCCGTCCATCACGGTGGGAGGATTATCGATGAACATATCATTGAATGCATCCTCAATGTGACGTCTGACAACTTTGCGTGTAAGATAAGTGTCCGGTATACGGTTGCCATTCTCATCTGCTATGGCCCTGTCAGCCACCATCTCCGGTGCTTCCATCTTCTCAATGAATACCTCTTCGGCATGAATCTCATTACGCTCCGCCTCTAAATCAATCTTCCACCAGCTTTTCTTGTCTTTCCAAAGCGAAGCAGAATTTCCCTTAAAATACCATGTTTCAGCCTGATTGGTGTAAGCAGAAACAAACGTGACCTTCATGCCGGGTATTCTGTATTCCTCCGGTACAAGCGCTATGGCATCTTCAAAAGTAAACACATTGCTCTTCTTTACAACAAAAGGGGCCTCGGACGTGCTTCGTTGTGCTACAAACGACGTTTTTGTGTACCCCGGCATGTTGACACGATCACAGGGTCTGTATTTCTTCCCTTCAACATAATCAGGAAATGCACTGAAATACCTCTGTTCCTTCCAATCATGTGAGAATATCCGGGTATCTTGGGTATGATTACGGCTTACATTATATTCAGTCAGCAGATTATAATCGAAGATACTCACCTTATCGACTGTGAGATCATAAGTTCCCAGAACATCGCTCAAATCATTCCATCCGGCCCGATATCCTTTAGGAACAAATCCTTCAACATAGTAGAAGTATGGCTTTGTTTCCTTCACACTGCCGACAAGTGCCCATGACGGTTGTTCCATCTTGTCCGGCAACGCTTCGGAAGTTGCCACATGACCTATATAATTAACATCGCTCAACGTCTCCATTTTGGGGACTTCGGCCCTGTCCGCCTTATAAGGAATAAGCCCCAGCAATGCATTAATCTGATCAGGTGTATAATGAATATTTTCATGATATTCATTCGGATGAGGATCACATGCATGATGAGGATGAAAGCAAGAATCAAATCTTTCCATATAAATATATTTTTTTATTATTCAAAGATAAGCAAGAGCTTCACAATGAAATGTATATAATAAAAGGAACTCAGACTTTCACAAGCCCGAGCCCCCAAAACCTTAAACTAATACCTATGTGCTATTTTATTTGAGCGCAAAGTTACCCTCTTCCATAATGACTTTAAATTCCAGCCACGAGAAATAACACGAATCCTGTCACTAACCAGCAGACGATGATAATAATTCTGCCATTCTATCATTTTCTCCTTTCTTTCCTCGTCCTGACAGGAAGGTGAGCCGTTCTTGCTTTTCGTGTAATAAAAGCACATCTCTTTCAACTGCCCTCGGTTCATTCGCATACGGAACCTTCCCCGGTGAAAAAGATATTTATAACTGTCCCACCTGTCCTTATAATAATCATAAGTGATAGAGATGAGCTTCTGTTGTGCAGGATCCCATATGACAAAATAACGCCTTCCGTCCTGTTTATTCTTTTCCTCAGCCTCTTCTATCGCCTTTTTCAGCAACAAGCTGGACTTCCACAGACTTGCGATCCTGCGTTTCCGCACAAGGCTTTTTACCGCCTTCAAAAACAACTTAATTTTTCCCATAATGTTACTAATTTTTATATAATATAGCCTCCGCACCCGTCGCCGACCTGTTGAGGCGTTTCATGTTATTCATTTTCTCTTCCATAGTGGGCAACACCCTCACCGGATATCTGTCCCATTCAAAACGGCTCACGTATAATCCTATTGCCCTGCTCATTACCCGATCATCATGCTTCCCTGCAAGCGCGCCGTATTTGCCGTTCGGATATTTCATGTACCATCCCAGCTCCTTTATCATTCCGGTTTCACGCTCTATCCACAGTTTGTCACGCACACACTGTTCCATATACTTAATAATGGCCACCTTTGTATTACGGTTGGTATTGAACCCCCATCTGGTTTCTTTCTGGCTCCTTTTTTCCAACTCGCTCCGGTTATGCGCATATACATTATCATAAAGAGGGATCAGAATGGGAAAGAACAATTCGCTAACGTTATCTGTGTCTACATCATTAAGTTTGCTGTACGCCGTGTTGTTCTCGACAATGAGCAGAGCATTGTTATAGAATGACGCAATCTGCGCACATTTGATCGCAAGCAGGTCCGGATCTGTATGCCCGTACCATTCCGCCACCACACGCGGTCCAGCGTCCTCATTGAGCACTCCGCTATCGGCCATCATATCCGCACGGTCCAGCACAGTAATCACAGAGTAATCACTCGTCCTATATTTCCCCCCGATATCAACTGACACAAAGTAGCGGTTTTCCAACCTCCATGTCTTGTCTGGCATCTCCCATATTTTCAATTCCCCTCCTTTACGCCTGAACAGTTTCAGCCCTTCGACAGCCTGTTCACCTTTCGGGGATTTTCCGGAAATATCCCCCTGGAATACCGGCTCACGGCAGAACCTTCTGAGTTGTTCTACCTTGTAAATGTCAAATACAAGCTGCCCGGAATACTTGAATGCCTCCACCGGATCGGACGGATACTCCTGCTGCATGTCCTGTATGTCCGCATACTCCTTCATCTTCTGCCTGTACCAGTAGATTCCTTGCAATGTCGCTCCAATAGTCCACAGCCAGTACATATAGTCCCAGTTTCCGGACTTGTCGTTACGCCGTTCTATCAGGGTACAGGCCCATTCCAGCATATCTTCCGGATCGAGACGGTATTCCTCTATCTCCCACCATGCGACAAACAACGGCTCGAATGCGGACAGTCTCTCCCCATGATCATCCGTTCCATTGGCACGATCCCATTCATCCTTGTAGAAATTCTGCCCGTTCGGCGTGCTTTCATACACAATCATCGTATACGGTTTGTATAGGATTCCCGAACAGGATGATTTCACCTGTTTTTGCGGATCCATCTTTTCCGTCTGAGGCCAAAACGCCACCTCCGTACAATGTGCCATGGCTGAATCACCACCACGGGCACCCTCTGGATTCATCGCAGTTGCCGTCTTGATTTTGCAGTTCCGGGAAGGTATAAGGCTTATGTTGGAAGTTCCTCCTCCCTTGATCTTCGGAAGAGAGCCGTCAAACTCCACCCCTTCTTCATAAAAAAGGAATTCAGGAAGTTGGGTTATGAGCTTGACATACATATCCTTAACTTCAGCCGCACTGTCCCCTTGATGTCCGACAATGATGCTGTTCCAGCTCTTCACATGCATTATCTGTATCCATGACATGTATATCTGTGTGCATGTGGATCCCCCCCACTGGCGGGCCTTCAACAATATGACACGGATAGGCTTGCCGGCACGGCGCATCCTTTCAAACGTCTCAGCCAGCTTTACCTGCGCCGGACGTAGCAGGAAAGGCACATCCTCCCCTCCTTCCTTGTTTTTGATGCGCGCATACGCATAACAATAGAAATAAAAATCGTATTTGGCCCAGTAACGGAGAAATTCCTGAATGACAGTATTACGAAGATCCTCGTTATACTCCCCGTAGGTCTGCCAGCAGAACTCCTCTATGCTTCCGGCAAGATCCAGTTTATAGATAAAGCCGATGGAGAACATCTCGACAGGAAGGAAAACAGATGAATTTACAAAATCATCCAAACATATCCTCCTCCGTTTTCCAGGAGCGTTCTCCCCCGTCAACGGGTTATAGGATTTGAAAAGTTCCGCTTCCCGTTCACGGTTCCTGCGGATCATCTCTTCCGCGTTCCTTATGACAACAGCTGAGAAAAGAGTTTCTATATGGTTTATTTTAATGTTCTTTGCCATCCAACCTCCAGTTTACGCAATATCCATCCGGCCGTCAGCATAGCCGCATGATATCCGCCCGCAATATGTGGCATAAAGAAACCGAGAGCGGTTATGGCAAACAGCCTGTTGCGCCTTCCCCCATCCATGGAGGACAGGCACAAACCCGTATAGTAGTAGATAATGACACTCCATCCGATCACAGGGGTACCGGAAGGAATGAAAAATGATATTCCAACAGCGAGCAGCCATGCGGTCAGCGTCCGTGCAGGGGTTATCACCTTCCAGAGAAAAGCCCATGCCATCCCGTTCAAAAGATAATGAAACCATCCGGCATGTCCGAACATGTAGAGCCAGTGACTTCCTGACAGGAATTCATGATACGGCAATAACACGGCCATGCACAAGTAAAGCCCCATGGAATATCTCATTTTCATAGCGGTACACCTATTTCATTCCAGCTTTCCACAAAATATGCTGTATGCGGTCAGGACTTATCCCGAATGAATCGGAAGGCCTCTCTATCGCAAGTCTTACGATAAGACGGAGATTCGCTTCCGATTTCTTTTTCATGATATCAAGGCAACAACGGATCAGGCTGGAATACATTTCATATTTATACAGACTGCAATCAGGTATATTGCCTTCGGTCAGATATCTGTATAAGATCACGTAAGCCCGGTCCTCACTGACATAATGCTGCTTCGCCTTCATGCCCGCAATCTCCTTGCATATATCCTTGTAGTAGGAGAACGCACAGGTCTTTTTCAATTCGATGAATGTACGTACAATCTCCTTGTTCCTTATCAATTGTATTTCGCTGATATTTCCCTTGTGCTTCATGTGACCTCCTGTTTAAATGATGGCGAATGTACTTCCTGTAGATTGCATTATATCAATCCGGCTTGAACAAATACTGCTAAATTTGTCAGTATAAGACAACAATGACATATCATGGAAGAAAAAAAAGAAAGAAAATCATGGAGAGACATTGTTTCATCCAGAAAACCGGACCTCGACCTTGAGGACGACCTCGCTGTCGGCGAGTTCCTTGATGACTCTTTCAGACGCTATGACGACAGTGAGTCACAGAGAGAGAACCTCAACAAGGTTCTTGCGGAAGATTCAAGAGCCGCCGGCATCCTGACCGGTCTGGCAAGCGGCATGGATGAAAACGGCGAGCCGTTCTCTCTTGTAGAATATCTGATAACCAATTACGGAGATGATATCAGGGAGGCCGCAACAACGGAGGAAGCCATCAAGAAAGCAAAAGAAAAAGAGGCAGCTCGGATAAAGGAGGCGGCTGATGAGGAAAAAAGAAAAAGAGATGCGGAAGAGAAGCTGCGCAAGACAGATGAGGCACTGACAGAAGCCGTGCGGCAGGTCAATGTTGATGAGGCGAATGTGGCTTCCATGCTGGAATGGCTGTACGGCACACAGGATGCGGACGGTATCATTCATAAGATTATCCGGCACGAACTGGATGCGGAGGATTGGAAAAGAATCATCCATGCCTTCAATATGGACATGGAAATAGAGGCCGCCCGAGAGGAAGGACGCAAGCAAGGACGTACCGCACGTCCGGGAGCCATACACAGGAATCTTGCGGAAAAAGCTCCGACGGACCTTGGAGGAGGAGGAAACGGAGGAAGTGAGGAAAAAGTAGAGGACCCTACCCTGCAACGTTATAAAGGCATGAAGAGACGCATTTAATCCGTCTCTTCGCTTTCAGGCTCATATCACAACTTTTTATTTATAAATTTAAAAACAAATCGAGAACAATGAAAAAGTTAAAATCAACATTCAAATTTTTCTTTTCCGTATTGCTCATGTTCCTTGCCGGAGCAACCGGAGGCTATGCATGTGCAGCCGATGTTCCGGACGGAGGCTCAGTCCAGGATCTGGGGGATGGCGGAAAAGTAGTAGGTGGTGAAATTTCTGTGACAAAGAACGAGAAAATCATGGACGCGGAATGGTACGTGAAACAGATCGACAAGACAATTGTCGAGATGAAATTTACCGGCACACCTATTGATCAGATTCTGCGCCATGGGGCGACTAACAAATCGGACAGCATCGTAATCAAGTACTATAGTGTCGGGCAGCGTCCGCTACGGGCCACTCTTGCGAAACAGCTTGAAGCCATGACTACCGAGACCCCGAAGGCAATAGAACTGGAGGACAACAACATAGTGGGTGCAATGGACACACTTCTTGTCCTGAACGCTGATGGGACATTTGTTTCCGGTTACAAGTCCGGTACCGATGAAGTGGATCCTGAACACCCGTTGATGCTGCGCGTGCACGCAATCAACAGTGAGACCAACCTTCCGCTTGTCTATGCTGTAAACGGGAAACAATCAAGCAACAAGAACCCTTATCTTATTCCTACCCTTGCAAAGGGTACCGTCCTTCTAAGAATGGGACGTGCTGCCGCCGAGAAGGACGTGTCTACAGGAAGATATTACCAGCTTCCGTCTCCGGACGAACAATATTGCCAGCGTTTTATCATGCAGGTAGAGCAGACTATCTATGACCGGTTGAGCAAGACCGAAGTGGAATGGTCATTCACACGTGTGGAACGGATGGCAATGGAGGACATGCGTATCGGTATGGAAGCCTCCGGATTGTTCGGAATCAAGAGCAAACATGCGGTGAACGGACAAGGCAATGTATATACTTGCGAAGGTATCTGGTACCGCGCCGGAAAAGACCTTGAAATCGGACATTGGGAGAAAGTGCTTGACTCTGCCGGAAATCCTGTGGTGGAAGAAGGAAAATATGTGCAGCAATATGTAATCTCGGAGGACGAGCTTGTAGACCTTGTAGGACGCATCATTGAAGGTGCCGGTAACGGAAGCCGAACAAAACTTGTGTTTGTTGACAATACTATCTATGCAGCATTATGCAAGATCAAAACCAACAACCGCACACGCATCTTCGAGCCGGAACGCGACTACAACAAATGGAGACTTGACTTCCAGTCATTCGAAAGTATGGGAACAAAACTTCTGTTTTATCGTCATGACCTGTTCAACGCTTGGGGATTCAACGGAAGAGGCTTCTCTCTCGATCCTGAATATCTTGACAAATGGGTATTCCAAAACTGGGAACGTAGCACATACAACCTGAAGGAACTGTTCATCAGTAACAGTGACGCTGTTGTCATGCAAGAGTTCTCCTGCTGGACGCTCGGATTCCCAGATGCCCACGCGCGTCTGTCCATTCCGGAATATGTTGAGATTCCGGTCCCTGAATCCCAGGCTGCATAATAGAACTTAATCATCATCAGAGGTGGAGAAATCCACCTCATCATTATTATAAATGTATGAAGAAACTTTATAAATTTGTTGCGAACTCCTCATTGTCATTCGCTGTCATTCACTGCGGACGGATGATGTACATCAACTTCTCCGCCTTTTTCCGTGGCAAATCAACCTATCATACAACGGATAGAGAACTGGCAGAGAAAATCAGGGCGCACAAGTGGTACCGGGAAGGACGCATTACCGAAATAATAGAAGAAGATGAAGATGTAATACATGACGAAAATGAAGAAAATTCTGTATTACAGGAAAAAGAGGTAAAACAGAGATATAGCATCCTTGGGAAACGGATGTGCACCTATATACCTCCGGCATCTTCCAACCAGGAGGAAAAAGAATCCAGAAGCACAGAGCAGACTGGAGAAAAAGAAGAAGTTATTCAGGAAGACAGAGACATACAGGAGGATATTGAAAATGTGACCTCATTCCTTGAAGCGAAGGATTTTTTTGAGGTTAGATTCAAAGTCCCGCGCTCGCAATGCGGCAACAAGGAGACTCTGTCCTCATTATGCAAGGAACACGGCATACAATTTCCCAATTATCCATTAGACTAAGCCTCATGATACCAGTTAAAGATATACTAAAGACTTTACGCACAATCATCAACGAGAGCGCGACGGAAGAAGACAGTTTCACAATTGAGACCGATGAGGCATTGAAAGAGTTCATCAGGCTCGCGCTACTCGCACTGATGAATAACGAAGGAGTGATGGCCGAAGCTTCGGAAATGAAGGACTCATCCTCAATCTCATTTGAGCAACGTCCTGACGGTTTATTTTTTGCCAACATCAAAATACCTGTGGACTATATCAGGTTTGTCAGTGTGAACCTGACCGGATGGAGATATCCGGTCACTATGTTATATCCGGACAATTCGCCACTATACAGCGCACAATATTCATCAGCTCCCGGTGTAGGTAATGGTCCCTCAATACCGGTAGCATTCATCACCAACGATACCATGAGGTCAATCATTGCCCATGCGGTAAAGGAACAGGGGGGATACAGCCTAAGGTATATTCCAACTCCTTCAATCTCTGAAAACGGAGAAATCAACCTTCATAACAAATATGCAGGAGCATTGGCATATTATGCAGCCGGTCTCTATCATATTTCAATTAATGAGAATGCCGGTGCGGAATCTGAATTTGCAATAGCCAGATCCTTGATACGTTCACACACTCCTGAATCTTCTACAAGTAATACAGAATAATTGTGATTTGCTTTCAATTTCGTATCTTTGCGGAAATCAAAAACAAGACCATTATGAAAAATGCAAAAACACACGAAGCTTACTCGGAGGAAGAATTAAGGGAAATGGTGGAATGGTTTAATACGAGAGAATTACCGAAAACATTACAAATCAACAAATCCGCATTTTCTCCCGATCTCCCTCTGACAGTAGAAAGCCTTATAATGCAGGCAGAACAGAATCTTGGGAATTACAAGATGGCAGGCTCTTTCCGGCTTCTGAAGGAAATACGGGAAAAACTGGAATCATAGTGCTTATCAAAAACAGACGGTTCGGTTTTTGATAAGCCCAAACCGTCTGTTACAAAGAATCAGACCATTGCATTCTTGCAATACACATAATCCCAAATCTTTGTTGTGTCCCCCCAGTCCTGATCCTCAAAATAGAACTTATGAGCACCTTTAATGATCTGTTCATCATTATAAACTGTACAAAGATCGGAATAAAAGGCATTGAACGCTACATACTTGTCCCATTTCGTAGTCCCAGCCGGAAATCCCATCATCCGGGTACTTGCCTCTATCTGTTCCGCCGTCCAGTGCGCACCCTCACATTTCTTTCCATCCCTATCAATGTACCTCATCATGCCGACATCAAACATCGCAAAAGCTTCATTGTAATGATTACCATACATGATTCCATGTTGCTCACGCATAAATTTCCAGTACAGTTCCGGATGTTCTTCCTTCACAAGGCACAGAAGCTCGCTCATGCTTTCCGCACTGCGCATCATGACCTTGTCACTTGTCAGACCCGCCCTTTTCGCATCGTCCAACATTTCTTTGAATGTATACTTCATAATCAATCTGTTTTATCTTCGTTATCACTCAAACCGGCAAGTTGGATTGTATTTCTGTCCTGCATCATGGAGTCAAGACTTCTCCTGATAAAAGCGTTTTCTTTCTCGATTTTCCTTGTCCGAATAAAAATCTGGTCAAGAATGCACGGAATCATATCCACCTCACCATTTGCCAGCAACTGACACTTGCTGCAATCACCTATACATTTGCCTTCCACTCTCATAATCACCCCTTTCTTAAGTTATTAATCAATGTTCCACCTCTTACAGACAATAGCGACTTTACACCACCCGTCTTGACCATATTGAACAGCTCAAACAGATCATCACGATGTTTCTTGAAAAACGGATACATGCTGATAACCGTCCGGCTGGTCAAAGCCCGCGTATTAGACAATTCGTTGAATGCGGTCTGAACAGCTTCCTTCTGCTCGTCGTTCTCGCAATCCACCACAATATATAATTTCCTTAATGCCATAATCAATCAGGTATTTTATCAAAATCTATCTCTTCCTGCGGTTGAGGCGGTACCGGACGCTGCCCATACATGTTATCATTGGCCTGCTCCACTTTTTTCCCAGTGAACAGACCGGCAACGAATGTCAAAGCCGGAACGCCGTATTCAACCACCTTAGGATGTTCTTCTATATAATTAGCAATCTTGGTAGCCATTGACAGGTATTTATCGACACCCTGTGGTTCCGGCTCTATTTTAAGAGGGATACCCATGTTCTTGGCGAAGATGTCTGCAAATTCATTGGCTTTCTGCGCTGCCTCCAGCGGATCCGCATGTTTTTCCTCAGTCATATACATAAGCATGTAACTGAACGCTTCCGCACGTGTCGTAAACTTCAACTCTGTCTGCGGTTTCTTTGACTGAAACATGGACACCCCCATCTCTTATTTCTTTTTGGCAGGTTTATCCTCTACCGGAATTTCCGAACAGGATATGCCTTGCAGCATCTGCATCGCACTTCCCATAATACCGTTGATGGCTTCCGTATCATTGTAAACTTCCGGCAAATCGGCCTCTCCTATTATATAGGCTTCAATATCTCTAGCTTTTGCGACAATATCCTTTTGAGGACTACCAGTGCCGAGTAACTCAACAGCCTGTCTTACCGCAAACTCCCTAATTTCTATTCTTGATTTAAACATAGTCCAGCTTTTTTACGATTAATAATAAATGAGGGTGGAATCCCCACCCTCACGAAATCAATTGCGGCAAGTTTCATCCACCGTAACATTGGTACTGGCCAAGTTATATGTAGATGTCTGTCGGAACTCACGGTTTCCACAACCGCCACAACCTCCGTTTCTGCCACGGCCACAGCCACAACCGTCATTGTAGAAGACTTCCTTGTTCAACTGGAACAGCTGCTCACCGAAATTGGCCTTCATGTCGCCCACTCCCTGAACGGTAGCGGAAATTGCACCGTTAGCAGCATACAACTGCTGCCCAGCCCAACGAACATCAGGTTCCATACAGTTAACACGTCCTGTCAGATTAGCCAACCCTACTGCAAATTGTACTTTTTCATTACAGTTATTATGCCAACTGTACACGAAGAAGGCAATAACAATCACAGCAGCGATAACCCAGATAGCAGCGGTAGCGCCCCATCCCTTTTTGTGTTCGCACTCCAGCTCACGCATTGCGGCGTATTCCTGGATGCTCATTCCTGTTACATTATCCATAATTATGATTTTACATATCACGGTCAATATTGACCGCAAAGGCAAATTACGGAATAAGTTACTTGCAGATAAAATATTTATTTTCCAGTTTGTTTACTATTTCTTTCCAATTGTTTTCCACAATCCATACCCTTTGTTTTTTAGCATTACGCCGCATCGAGCCGACAGCCTGTTTGGTTCTGTTAGTCAATGACGCTATCTCCGTGTCAGAGAAAATCTTGGCTAAATAACGCACAAGAAGATATCTGGCATTCGCACACTCTTCTTTATTGCTATGTATAATACCTGTTTCAGATATTCCCGTCACTGAAGCGACAACCTGCAATACATCCTTATATATTTCATCACTTTTCATATAATAATCACTGTTTGGATAAACAAAATACGTCGGAAAATTGTTAAGCAGTCTGGGACCGCAAAACAATTCTTGTTCCGACGTATTGTTTCTCCTTAGCGACTTCTACCTGATAAGGAGCGTGCGGTCCTTTTCTTACAATCCGGACCGCCGAAGGTTTTTGTTATAACGAAAGACTGAATTGAAAAAAAATACAATCTATAAATTACGGGCACCTCCTTTCTTTCTTAACCATCTGACAATCATCATAGACACAAGCAATATATTCATTATCATAGACCATCCACCTATCTCTATTTTTGTTTTTTGCCACCAGTTTAATTTCTTCTCCACCTCTACAATCTTAGGCACTTCGATTCGCTTGGTTACCGTCATATAATGAGGAACAGTTACTATAAGTACCGAATTTGGCCATATTCCCAACGAATGTTGCAATATTCCACCTGAATATCGAGCCCAGCTATATGCATAAGGATTGGACAGGAAAGATGTTGTATCACGTACTGCAATACTATCTTTATATGGTACCAATCTCTCTGTTATGGTGGTATCATGTACTTCCACTGTTTCCGTTGTCTTAATCTCTACAGGAACATATCTAGTCTTGCATGAAAAGATAAGCAAAATCATTATCGCTATCGTTATCCATATATAAATTCTCCGTTTCATAAACTTAGCACTTGTTTCCTGTTATCCCCATCAGCCCGGTAACTGACGTGTACCCAAGCAAAGTTAGACTCATCAATGAGTTGGTCATAGGGAAGATTCTTCCGGATATACTCAAACAACAGCTTGTTTTGCTGTCTGTCCCCAGTGTCGATATCGGCAGCTTCCCCCTTCATGTGCTGCGAGGTCTTGCTTCCCTTGACAGCCACATTAAGTTCAGGACAGCGATAACCACTGTTTACTGTTATAGGCTTGCCATACCATTCTCGTAATGGATCAAGCACATTATCCACCAAGGCAGTCAAAGCAGTCACATGCTCCTGTCTACATCTGTTGTTTATTCCCAAGCGGTCGGCCGTGTTACTACGGCATAATTCCGCAATCGTGAAAAACTTCATTTCTTATCCTCCTTTTTATTTTCGTTGTCAAATAGTATCTGAGCCATGATCTTGGCAATATCATCCTTATTCTCGATAATCACACTCATTGTCTTCTCTGCTTTGCGCAACTCCGCTTTCTCCCATGATTTTTCACGAACTGATTTAAACTCACAGAAAATGCAGTAACCCGTCCAAATCATTGAAAAAACAGGAAAGGGGATAACCACACAGCATAACAGATCAATGAAGCACAACTCTATAAATGGAGTGAAATACTTCTTCGCCTTGACGGCTGTTTTCTTATACCCCGTGGATGTTCTTGCCTCTCCTCGTTGCTTGGCTTTCATTACTCCTGTGATAAGATCCACTAACATCGCCCCCATTGTAGCCGCAATACACAAGGCTATAAGCACAATATGTATCATCATGTGCTCGTTGATAAAATTGTAAATTACATCTCTCATTGCTTTATTATTTATACTAACTTTTAATACTTACAACCACCAGTCTAATTGTTGTATAATCCATCATTATAAGAAATATTAAAATTTCCAATCACTACTTACGACATCATCTGTTGCGCTGCCTGCTGCTCCTGTAACTGCTTCTCATATCTTTCCAGTACCGCTATAATCTTACTGGAGTTCGGGAAATTACCGGCTTCCAATGCCGCCTTGAACGGTATAAGCCCCTTCTCAGCCTGTGCCATTAAAAGCTGGTTTGTCAATGCCCTATATACCGGGCTGTCGCTATCCTCGCTAATTGAGATATCAATGTCAATATCATACATTGTATCCATATTATAGGGAATGGATTCACCGGCGACATTGACCGCTTTCGGACCTGTATAGAAACATTGCATCACCTTTACTACCTTATATGCCACTTCAGTAAGAAATGAGTTGAATGTATTTATAAGATCCAGTATGGATGATGAGGCCTGTGCGGCCTTTGCCTGATAAAGCACACCGCTCTCGGAACTTCCCGATTTACCTTGTAGTGCCGCCTGAACTCCTGACACGTCCTCCACCATGGAGCGTGACAGTTGTATGATATAATCGAATCCTCCCGGGATAGATGATGCGGTCTTTGTATCAGGGGCATTGCCAGATCTTTTGCTTGTATATAATATTACACCGTTACTCTTCACATACTGCTCCGCTATATCCTCTATACTCATGTTGTCAGACAAGGACTGTTCATCTATCATCAACACACCCTTGGCCGCATTACGAATATAAAAATCAAGGGCTACCATGTAGTAATTGAAATATTCCTGAGACGGGATAATTTCAGATATGAACGGATGAAATTCTCCGTCAATATAAGGATATGGTTTGAACACAAACGGATGGAAAGATTCGGATCCATTCCAATACGGACTTTGTCCTTCCTCCAGCACAAATCCGTCCGGGGAAAGATAACGGTAATACCAATACGTCTCGATTCTCCGTTCATAAGTGATCAGATTCTCAGCCGCATATTTATCCGGATCCATGAATGTAACGGGAGCCCCGTCCGTATCTAGCATGGGGGATCCATCAGGATTACGTTTTATATTAAGTTCAAGACGGCTACGGTTTATTTCCTTAATGCTCTCTTTCTGATCATAAGGAACAAAATAAGGCTCACTCTCCAAGGGATCATTACAAAACCAGGCCTTCCGCCTCTCCTTCGTCCATAATTCAATAACACGGCATTTTCCGAACTCCGAAGGATAGTAGAAATCGGTAGATTCAATCTGTGACGTGCGTGTGTCACGGCTGAACTGCGAGGCGATATATTCATTATCAAGACAATGGTTATATATCTCCTTCAACTTTATATCATCAGAATCCGAATGTGAGAACAAAGCAAGCACCTCGGAGAAGTCAAGATCATGAAGGAGACCACAAAACCGTATGTCTGCAAGATTGAAATCAAGACTGTCGGGAAAGAATACAAAGTTCGGATTCACATAATCAGTGAACACGTCCAGTTTTCCACGACGATAAGCCCATGAAATTTTATATATAGGCAGACCGGATATAAGATATTCCTCAAAAGTACGCGCATCCAGTTCTGAACGCCTGTTGAGCTTCATGTTCTGCCGGAGTAAGGCTGACATAATGTCCGCATATTCCTTCTCCTCCGGATCAACAGCATTGCATACCGGCGCGGTATCGTTCATTCTGAACTGCCCTTGTACGACCCGTTTGATCTTACCCAATATGTTGGTCTGCAATGCAGGTATACCCTTCTCCTTAAGATATTGCTCCTTCGTTATATGCCGCCCGTTGTAAACAATCTGCCTCTCATACTGTTTTCCGTAGGCATACGATTTGCATTCGGCACGCATCTTTCTGAAAGGAGCAAGACGGCAATATGCATTATAGGCTACATGCAGCCATCTCTCGGCCCGCCGCTGTCCGTCGAATTTTCGATGCCCGTAAAGCAAGGAGTCAGATATTTGTTCGTTATCGCGCATGTTCATTATTCTTTTACGACAAAAATAGCTTAATAAGAACTGGACGAATGTATATAATGCAGTCAGCATTATATCAAAGCAGATACGGCAGATGAGATTATATTTGTACTATTAATCGTTTTTTATATGGAAAAGAAAACAATATGTGTGGATTTTGACGGAGTCATAGCACAATACGACGGATTTAAAGATAATGACATCTTCGGTGATCCGATTGATGGTGTACAAAGTGCCATGGAAGTCCTAAAAAAGAAAGGATTCACAATCATCATTTTCACAACACGCACCGCCAGTTCCAAATTAAAGAAATACCTGAATGACAATCACATCACTTATGATTACATAAACGAAAACCCGGATCAGCCTAAAGGCAGCAATTCCGGAAAGCCCATAGCCGACATATATTTAGACGACCGTGCCATCTGCTTCAAGGGGAACTGGAAATACGCACTCGAATCCATCGCTTCCTTCATTCCATGGAACTCACAGAAGATAGATGAGAAGAAAGAATTTGAAAAAGCATTTGACAATTATAAGAAAATGACCAAAGAATATGCACTTTGCAACAGTTAAGACTTATGAAAACATCCATAAACAAACCGGAAATATTCAAATATGTCATTGCGCTTACAGCCCGGGCAGGAAAAGCCGGCGGTAATTATCCAGATATAGCAGCAACAGAAGACAATGAAGCTGTACTGGATCTTTATCTTACCGCCGCAGTAAATGAAGCGGAAGGCGAGCTTCGGCGCAAGATTAAAGACAGTAATGATATAAACATGACCTCTTCCGGGAATGAAATTATCATTGAATTCAAAAACTTCATACGCATGGATGAAGGTATCACGGACATGATACGCACGGCAATGAGATTGTATGCTTCACATTATCTTGCAGCCGCATGGCTGGAGCCTACAACGGATAAAGAACTTTGTGAAGGATACAGGACCAGTGCATCCGGATACTTGAAAAAAATAGCATCCGCCCTAAACCAACGATCAGAATTCATCGTACCAGAAGCCGACTACGAACAGCGCAATAATAATGACTATGAGTTGCAACAGAGCCAGTCCGGAAATGCTGACTACGAACAGCGCAATAACAATGACTATGAGTTGCAACAGAGCCAGTCCGGAAATGCTGACTACGAACAGCGCAATAACAATGACTATGAGTTGCAACAGAGCCAGTCCGGAAATGCTGACTACGAACAGCGCAATAGAGACAACCTTTATACAGGGATAGGTTGCACAGGTATGGATGTGCTTACAACAGAAAATCCATCCGGTCCAGATGTTATATTAAGAGACAGATATAATAATCCTTTAATATACAAGCCATGAGAGAAAGAGAAATTTGGATACGCCTGCTGAAAAAGCAGATAGTAAACGATGTAGCGGTGCAATGCAATCTGATAGGACGCTCATTACAAAAGAGCGAAGATACAGAAGAAACTGCATCAGAAGTAATGACACCTGATGATGAGGCCACAAAGCCGGTTGTGGCCCGAGCGATGACGGAGGCTTTCGGTGAGGTGAAACGTGTCTGTCAGCAATATCTGATAACAGGCCGGGACACAGACGACAACCGTCTTGAGAGAATCAACGAAATGAACCGAAGTACTGAAACGATATCATCTGGATCACTGGGAACTTACAGCCTTATACCCGGACAAAGTTACATCATCCGAGTTATTACAGACGTATCTGTAACGGTAAGCACATCAACAGACAAGGTACTTGGTCAAGTAACCGGTACCGGGCAGTTTGAGTATATCCCTTCATCAAACGAGAGGATAAAGATAGAAGGCAGTGACGGCAAAGCGGAGGTGACTTACTTTTTTGGTGACTTCGGCATGTATGAATTAAAGCTTTCCATGCCTGCAAGTTTCAATATCAGCATGACGGAAACCATCAAAAGTTGCGCACACCGTATGATGGTGGATTATGTAATGAGTGCTGTCCTTAATAACCAACTTCCGGAAAAGGCGAAAGAATACGCGAATTTCTTTACCGGTGACATAGAGGGTTTGCGTGATGCCTTACGTTCAAGAATAAAACTGATGGGCAGGAGACCCACGGAC